TACCGGAGGGCATCGCCCAGCGGGTGCAGGCCGGCGCCATCGTGCGCGTCAACGGCCCAGACGGCGACCCCTACATCCCCGCGCCGGACTCGCCGCCTGCGCCTGCGCCGCCCACCCGCCGGCCGGCGGACAGCGCCCGCAAGCCGGAGTGGGTCGCCTGGGCTGTGGTATGCGGCGCCGCCCCCGAGGTGGCGTCCGGGATGACCGCCCAGGAACTCAAGGACCGCTACGGCAGTGCCGTGCCGGCCGAGCGGGTCCCGGAGAGCTGACCCATGGGCAACGTCGTGATCAACGTCGCCAAGGGCAGGCTGGCCTACTACGCCAGCCTGCCCGCGGCGACCGACGCCCTGATCGTGGTGCCGCTGCTGGCCGCCGGACTGGTCTCCGACGCCACGATGGTCGACTACACCACCCTGTCCGGCCTGCTGGCCGGCGCCTCCGACGAGGCCGCCGTCGGTCGCAAGACCCTGGCCAACGTGTCGGTCACCGTCGACCAGGCCAACGACCGGGTGGCCATCGACGCCGACGACGTGGTGTGGACCTCGCCGGGCGGGGGCGCCGTGGGCGCGGTGGTGATCTGCTACGACCCGGACACCACCACCGGCACCGATGCGGACCTCATCCCGCTCACCAAACACGACCTCACGTGGACGCCGGACGGGTCGACTTTCACGCTGACGATCACCGACCTGGCGCGTTGTAGCTGATGAGTGTCCGGTTCGACACGGCGTCCGACCGGGTCAGCTACACGGCGAGCAACCCGCCGGCCCCGTCGACCGGCTTCACGCTCACGGCGTGGGCATACCTGTCCGCCGACCAGAACAACAACACCACGTTCGCCCGCCTGCATGCCGCAGCCGGCGGTTCGACCGTGGCGACCCTGGCCACCAGTAGCGACGGCACCGGCGGCCCGAACTACTTCACCGGCGGCGGCTCGGTCACCAACGCGACCGGGTTCGTGGTCGGCGAGTGGCGCAAGGTGGCGTGGTCCGCGTCCGGCACGACGGGCAAGTCCTACGTGGCCACGCCGGCCGGGAGCACCGAGGTCGACTCGGGCACGGTGGCCACCGGCACGGCGCCGACAGGCCTCACCCTCGGCGGGCGCTCGGCGGGTGACGCCAGCGAGTGGCTCGACGGGCGGTTGGCCTACGTACGGCTCTGGTCCGCCGAGCTCTTGCAGGCGGAGATCGAGGCCGAATGGGCGTCCACCACGCCGGTGCGCACGTCCGGGCTGTGGGCGGACTGGCCACTTTCTGTCCATACAGACCTAACTGACCACTCCGGCAACGGCCGCAACCTGGTCGCCGGCTCGACCCCGACGACCACCGAGGACGGCCCGCCGATCGCCTCCGGCGCAACCCTCGGCATCGCCGTCGAGACCTCGTCCGCGCTTGCTCTGGTCGGCGGCAAGTCCGCCGCGCTGGGCACCGCACTGGAGATCGCCACGGCGCTGGCTCTGGTCGGTGCGAAGTCGTCCGCGCTCGGCACCGCGCTCGAGGAGGACGTCGCCCTACCACTGGGCGCGCCCCTGGTCCCCGGCGTGCACGTCGCGTCCGTGTCGGTCCCCATGCTGGCCACCACGGCGGCCCTGGCCCTCCTGGAGGCGTCGTGACCGAGCAGGACACCGGGGACGTCGCCACCCTCACCCTGACCGTCACCCCGTCCGCCGGGGACACCACTGCCACCGTGCTGGCAACCTCCCCGCTCGGCGCCACCAGCGCGCCGTCAGCGTCCCCGAACGCGGACCGGTCGGTGTGGACGGCACTGCTGCCGCTCACCAGTCCCGGCACCTGGGTGGCGGTGTGGACGGTTACCGGCACCGGCGCCGGGGTGGAGCAGCGCGACGAGATCACCGCCCGCCCGGTCCTGCCGGTATCCACCGGCCAGCGGGTCTACGCCACCACCGCCGACCTCGCCAACTACCTCGAAGCGGCCCCACCCGCGGGTGCTCGCCGGCTGCTGCGGCGCGCATCCCGCCGCGTCGACCAGGCACTGCTCACCGCCCTCTACGACACCGACGACGACGGCCTACCCACCGACGTCAAGATCACCACCGCGCTGCGGGACGCCACCTGCGCACAGGTGGAGTACTGGGCCACCTCCGGCACCGACCCAGGTGGCGCAGACGCCGTCTACGACGACGTGGCCATCGGCTCGGCCCGACTGTCCCGCCGAACCACCAGCGGGGCGCCGGCCGGGGTGCGGCTGTGCGCCGACGCCGCGGAGATCCTGCGGCTGGCCGTCGACTCATCCGGGCTGCCGCTGCTGTCCGACACCATCATCAGCTACTGCTGAGGAGCCAGCGTGATCTACGAGTACTACCGGGACGGACGGCTGGTCGAGCGTCAGGAGCCGCTGGACCAGCCCGGCGACGCGGGCGAGACCGCCATCCAGCTCAAGGTGCTGGCCCGGCGCGAGGCCGGCCAGCGCGACGGCTGGTACTGCGAGGGCGACTGGGCTGCTGCGGAGGACGAGCGCGCCGCGGCCGAGAAGACCAGGAAGCGCGCGAGCAGCAAGACCCCGACCACCACTGACGGCCAGGAGTAGACCATGGCACTGTCCAGCCGCTTGACCGTAGCCGTAGCCGCCGAGGCGTCCCTGGCAACCGACCTGGCCAACGCCGTGGCCCCGGTCGCGCTGTCCAAGGCGATGACACTGCTGACCGGGGTCGGCGCCGATCAGGCCGACAAGATCTTCGCCGACAGCCGCTCGGTCACGGCCAGCACCACGGACAGCCTGGACGTGGCCACCGGCGGTGGCCTCACCGACGTACTCGGCGCCGCGCTGGCGCTGGTCAAGGTCAAGGCCTTGGTCATCGTGAACACCCACGCCTCCCAGGCCCTGTCCTACTCCCGGCCGGCGGCCGGTGTGCCGATCCTGACCGCCGCCTCGGACGCCGTCCCGATCCCGGCCGGTGGGGTGCTCGCGCTCGCGGCGCCGGGTGCGGCGGGCCTGGCCACCGTCACCGCGACCACGGCCGACCTGATTGACATCGTCAACGGTGCCGGCGTGACCGGCACCTACTCGATCGTCATCATCGGGACGTCGGCGTGACCGTAGGGCCGGACATCATCGCCATCCTGCGCGCCCGCGGGCTGGTCACCACCATCACCATCGAGCCCTACGCCGGGCAGGGCGGTTCCGGGCCCACCTACGGCGCACCGGCGGCCATCGAGGCGTACGTCGAGGCTGCGCGTCGGCGGGTCACCAACACAGTCGGCAAGCAGGTGCTCAGCTCGACCACCTGCTACTGCCGGCTCGGCACCGACGCCCCGCCCGACTCCCGGGTCACCGTCGGCTCCACCGTGACATACGTGCTCAGCCAGACCGTGCACGACGGCGCCAGTGCACCGCTGCCGTCCCACGTCGAGCTGCACCTGGTGTGAGAGGAGCGACGTGGGCGCCAGATACACCAGCAACACCGACGCAGCCCGTCGCGCCCTACACAAGGGCGCCGTGCGGGGCCTGACGCTGGCCGCCGAGCACGTGCTAGGCGCCTCCCGGGCGCTCGTGCCGCTCGAGGAGGGCACCCTGGAGCGCTCCGGCCACACCGACGTGGACGCTGCCGACCTCACCGCCGCCGTGTCCTACGACACCCCGTACGCGGTCCGCCAGCACGAAGAGTTGACCTGGCGACACGCTGACGGTCGGCAGGCGAAGTACCTGGAGACGCCGCTGGTCGCCGAGGCGGGCGCGGTGCGGAGCATCCTCGCCGCTGAGCTGCGCCGGGTGCTGCGGTGACCGATGACGAGGCGCTGGCGCAGCTGCTGGCCGAGCGCGGCCACGGCGTCTACACCACCCCGGCCGGCGGATCGATCTTCCTTGGCCGGTTGCCGGCCGCCCCTGACGAGGCCCTGGCGGTCACCCCCTACCCGGGTGCTGCGGGGGATGCGGGCATCGGATACGACCAGCCCCGCTACCAGATCGCGGTCCGCGGCGGCCAGGACTACGCGGTCACCCGCGCCCGCGCGCAGGCCGTCTATGACGACCTGGTCGGGCTGACGTCCCGCCAGCTCGGCGACGCGTGGCTGGTGCTCATCGCCCCCGTGCAGTCCGGGCCCGTCTACCTGCCCCCCGACGAGCACGACCGCTGCCAGTTCGTGATCAACCTCGTCCTACACCTGCACCGGCCGACGGTGCACCGGATCTGACCAGGAGCCCGCACATGGTCATGCAGTACGTCCCCGCCCGCGACATGGTCGTCCAGGTGCTCCAGGCCGACGGCACCACCTGGACCACCGTCGAGGGCCTCAACAGCATCGGGTCGGATCCCGCCGCGAACGAGGCCATGACTGAAAAGACCACGTACGGGTCGGCCGGGAGCTACGAGTCGATCAAGATGCAGGTAGGGCACTCTCTGGAGCTGGCCGGGCTGCTGAGCAAGGACTCGGTCACCGGCGCGCTAGCCAGCGGGCAGGCCCGGATAACCACCCTCGCCGCCCTGGTCTCCTACGCCGGGCTCGGACAGGTCCGGTTCCGAGAGAGCGGCACCACCGACACGCAGTGGATCAAGTGGGCCGAGGCCACGTTCAGCCGCGGTGCCAGCAATGGCGCCAACAACGACCTACGCACGTTCGCCGCGACCCTCGGTCGCAACAGCACGGCCACCCTGGAGGCCGTGCTGTGACCGCATCCCTGCGGGCCGTCGTGCCCATGTACGACGAGCCTCCCGCCGCTCTCGGCGACGATCAGTCCTGGGACGCGTTCTGGGCCGAGCGGGCACCAGCCCGCACGACCACGATCCGCGGCGTCGTGGTGCGCATCCCGACCGGCATCACCATCGCCTACCAGCGGACCATCCGCGAGATGGTCGACCAGGCCGGCGTCGAGGGATTCGCGCCAGTGGCGGCGGCTCTGCTGCGCGCGCCCGACGGCGCCGAGATTCCGGACCTCTGGGCGCGCTGGGACGCCGCCGGCATGGAGCTGCCCGAGCTCCACGTGATTACCACCTGGGCGATGGCCCACGCCGCCGGTAACCCGCTCACCTTCGCGCAGGCCGTCGAGGCCACGCGGGACGCGGGAAAAGCCCCGGCGCCGACCGGGACGCCCTGATCCGACGGTACTGGTGGGCGGTCGAGGCGAGCTTCCAGACCGCGTACGGGATCAGCGGGCAGGAGATCCCCGGCCTGACCGTCCGCCGCTTCAACGTGCTCCTGGCCGGCCTGCCGCCGGACTCGGTGTGGCGCCTGGTCACCGCTGAGCACCAGTCGCCGCCGGAGTTCCTCCCGGCGGCGGCGCGCCCGGCCCTGTTCGACGCCCTGCGAGCCGACGCGAGGAGGCCGGCGTGACTCTCACCGTTGGTAGCCTCGTCGCCTACCTCGACGTCAAGGGCGACGCGGACCGCGAGCTGGCGGCCTTCGACAAGGACATGGCCACCCTGGAGGCCAAGACCAAAACCCACGTCGACGGCATCGAGCGCCAGTTCAAGCGCACCGGCACCGCCGCCGCCTCGGCGGGTGCGTCGATGCAGGAGATGGCCGACAAGGTCACCGCCGCCCAGAAGCGGCTGACCGCGGCGCACGACGGCGAACGCGACGCGCTCGCGAAGGTGATCGCCGCGTCCAATGACCTGGACTTCGAGCGGATCGGCGGGGACACCGATAAGCTGACCGCGGCACAGAAGCGTCTGGACAAGGCGCTGGCCGGGGTGGCGAAGTCGCAGAAAGACGTCGCATCCGCGTCGAAAATCCTGGGCAAGGTGCAGGCTGAGTTCGCCAAGGCCGGCGAGGAATCGGCGGACTCCTTCAAGCGGGGCGCCACCAGCCTCCTGTCCCGAATCGGCCCCGGCCTGGCCGTAGCCGCAATACCGGTGGCGACGCTGGCCGGCGGGGCGATTGCCGGCGCGATGGTCCTCGGCTTCGGCGCCGGGCTCGTCGGTCTCGGCATCGCCGCGGGCGTCCAGTTCCAGCACGTCCGCGACGAGTGGTCCGAGCTGGGTAGGCACATCCGGGACGAGTCCAGGGCCGTGGGCGAGCCGTTCGCCCAGGCCATGATCGACATTCGCCACCAGGTTGGTGAGACCGTCGACTTTTTCGTGCCGGCCCTGACCAAGGCGTCGAAGCTGCTGGCGCCCGCTGTGTCGGAGTTCAGCGGCATCATGCTGAACTCCTTGCGGAATCTCGAGCCGGC